GTCGAAGACAGCCGTACTTCGGCGACGGAAGCGAAGGCTAAGAAAATTAAGACCGAGCTGACGAGGCTTAAGAAAGTTTTCAAGGATTTGCCGGAAGATAAGAGGAGGATCGTCGACGGGTTGATTCAAGAGGCCGCGTTTATGCGGGCCACGCTCGAAGAGACGCGGGAGATCATTGACCGCGAGGGCGTCATCGAGCTGTTTGAGCAGGGCGCGCAGCGGTTTCTGCGGGAGCACCCGGCCACGAAGGTGTACGCGGCACTCATCAACCGCTACTCGGCGGTGGTAAAGCAACTCATTGATCTGCTGCCCGACGGCGACAAGCAGAAGACCGAAACCGACGAGCTGATGGCGTTCGTGAAGCGCCGGAGCAAGTAGTGAGCGAGAACTACATTCTCGCCTACTGGCACAAGATCCAGTCCGGCGAGGTCGTTGTCTCGAAACGCGTACGGCAGCAGTACGAGAAGCTCGTCGATGAGTTGCACAACCCACGAGACCCGTGGGTTTTTGATTTAGAGGCGGCCACGGCACCAATTGAGTTCATCGAACGTTTCTGCCGTCATTCCAAAGGCAAGTGGATCGGGCAGCCGGTGCGGCTGGAGCTGTGGCAGAAGGCCATGCTCCAGGCCGTGTTCGGGTTCGTCCACAAGGAGACGGGCCTGCGGCGGTGCCGTGAGTTCGTTCTGCTGGTTGGCCGGAAGAACGGCAAGTCAACATTGCTGGCCGGCATCGGTCTGTACATGCTGGTGGGCGACGCCGAGGGTGGCGCCGAGGTGTACTGCGTAGCGACGAAGCGGGATCAGGCGCGAATCGTCTTTACGGAAGCCGTGAACATGGTCTCGCAATCGCCCGCGCTGCGGAAGCACCTGAAGAAGCGCAAGACGGACCTGTACTTCCCGGTTGCCTTCGGCAAGTTCGAGCCACTGGCCAGCGAGTCAAACAGCCTAGATGGCCTCAACAGCCATTGCGTCATCATCGACGAACTGCACGCCATCAAGGATCGCAATCTCTACGATGTCATGCGGCAGTCGATGACGGCCAGGACGCAGCCGCTCCTGGCCATGATTACGACGGCCGGCTTCGTCCGGGAGTGCATCTACGACGACATCTACGACTATGCCTGCCGGGTGCTGGACGGCGTGGTCGATGACGAGCGGTTCTTGGCGTTCCTGTATGAGCTGGACGACAGGAGCCAGTGGGTCGACTTCAGGTCCTGGGAGAAAGCCAATCCGGGCCTCGGGACCATCAAGAGCTACGAGGAGCTGGCGGCCAACGTCGAGCGGGCGAAGAATGATCCCAATTTCTTGCCGACGGTGCTCACGAAAGACTTCAACGTCAGGGAGACGAGCGCCGGGACGTGGCTGACTTTCGAGGAGGCCAATAACGAGGCCACGTTTTCGATGGATGAGATTCGGGACACGTACGCCATCGGCGGCGTGGACCTGTCGGCCACTACGGACCTGACGGCCGCGGCCATCTTGGTCATGCGTCCTGACGGTCGGCTCTACGCGCTCGTTCAGGGCTTTATGCCCGGCGACACCATCGAGCAGCGGGCCCAAGAGGATAAGGTCCCATACGACCGGTGGGTCGAGCGGGGGCTGATTACGCCCTGCCCGGGCAATCGCATCGACCATCGCTATGTGACGGACTGGTTTGCCCGGTTGCGGGATGAGTACGGTATCAGCACCTACTGGGTCGGCTATGACTCCTGGAACTCTCCGGCCTGGGTGGAGGACATGGAAAACCGCCTGGGCTACGAGCGCAAGGTGAACCTTCTACCCGTCATCATGGGGGCCAAGACGCTGTCGGCACCCATGAAGGTGTTGAAGGCGGACCTTGCGGCCAAGCGGATCAACTACAACCGGAACCCGCTGCTGTTGTGGTCGCTCACGAACATGGCGATTGCGGTGGACACGAACGAGAACATCCGGCCCGTCAAGGGCCAAAACAAGCGCCAGCGCATCGACCCTGCGGTGGCGCTTATCATTGCCTACACCGTGCTCCAGTGGAAGCTCGAGGACTACAAGGCACTGATCTAAGGAGGTGACCCGGTGGAACAGCGCAACTGGTTGCAGCGGCTATTTGGACGCTTCTTTGGCCGCCGCGCCGGGCTCACCCAGGTGAAAGTCATGGCCGGCTACACGCCCATCTTCACGCCATGGGGCGAACGGCCGTATGAAGCTGACGTTGTCCGGGCTGCGGTGGATGCCATCGCCCGCAATGCGGCCAAGCTGAAGGCCAAACACATCCGTCGGGTCAACGGCGAGGTCGTCCACGTCAAGAACAGCGACATCGAGCGGGTGTTGTCCCTCCGGCCCAACCCAAAGATGTCGGCCTACGACCTGCTGTACAAGCTGGTCACGACACTGATGATGGACAACAACGCCTGGGCCTACCCGGTCTGGGAGGGCGGGCGGTTGGTGGCCGTGTACCCGGTTAATTGTGTGTCGGCGGAGCTGCTGGAGGACAGCGCCGGAGAGCTGTATGTGAAGTTCTATTTCGCGGAGAGCGGTACGGTCGTGCTGCCCTACAGCGACGTCATCCACCTGCGCCGGCACTTTTACAACAACGATTTGCTTGGGTCGCCCAACCAGCCCATCAACGCGACGCTTTCGGCAATCCACACGACCAACGAAGGGCTGGCACAGGCGGTTAGGACGTCGGCGTCCCTCCGTGGCATCCTCAAGTTCCAAGGGATGCTCAAGGAGTCGGACATCGAGGCCCAGCGCGAGCGGTTTGTCAAGGAGTATCTTACGGTCTCCAACAGTGGCGGGATTGCGGCCCTGGACGCGAAGGCCGAGTACATCCCGCTGAACACCGAGCCAAAGATGGTGGACGCGGCCCAGATGAAGGAGCTTCGGGACGCCGTGTTCAGGTATTTCGGCGTCAACGAGGCCATCATCATGGGCAACTACACCGAGGACCAGTGGAATGCGTTCTACGAGAGCACCATCGAGCCGCTGGCCGTCCAGATGTCGCTGGAGTTCACTTCCAAGCTTTTTTCGGATCGGGAGATCGGCCACGGCAACGAGATTGTGTTCGAGGCCAACAGGTTGCAGTACGCTTCGGTTTCGACGAAGCTGGCCCTGCGCGAAATGGTCGACCGTGGGGCCATGACTCCGAATGAGTGGCGCGAGGTGTTCAATTTGGCTCCGGTGCCGGGTGGCGACCAACCGATTCGACGCCTAGACACCCGGCCTACCAACGAGACGGACGGTGCAGCGCCGTCCGACGAAGGAGGCGATGGCGATGCCGCTTCCCAAGCCGAATGACGGCGAAACGAAGGATGATGAGTTCATCGGCCGTTGCATGGCCGACGAGACCATGCAGGAGGAGTTCCCGGACGAGTCGCAGCGGTACGCCGTCTGCCTCGCTCAGTGGGATGAGCGGTCGGCGGTTCGGCCCCAGCGGGAAATCCGCATGGCCGAGCTACGGGCCATTGAGCCGGCGGGCGATGCTAATGAGATGATCGTCGAAGGTCGGGCCATCGTGTACGAGAGCCCGACCGTGATGTATGAGTTCGACGGGAACAAGTACTACGAGGTTATTGCCCGCGGAGCACTGGAGGGCGCCGACCTCAAGGACGTGCCGTTCAAATACAACCACAGCGACAGTGTCATGGTCATGGCCCGCACCCGGAACAGGACATTGGAGCTGATTCCCGACGAGCAGGGGCTTTTGGTGCGGGCCAAGCTGGCCAACACGACGGCGGGCCGGGATCTGTACGAACTTATCAAGCGGGGCGACATCGACAAGATGTCCTTTGCTTTCACGGTCGCGGAGGACTCCTATGACCGCGACACCCGGACTCGCCGCATTTTGAGGTTCAAACGCATCTGGGACGTTTCGGCGGTGGACACCCCGGCGTACCCAGATACCTACATTTCCGCGCGGAGCTGGTTCGAGGCGCAGGCGGAGGCCGAGCGTCTCGCGGCGGAGGCCGAACGACAGCTTCGCCGGCGGCTGATCCTACAGACCTATCTCTGAGGAGGAATGGCGAATGGTGGAGCGCAGGCTGCAGGAGATCGCGAGCCGCAAGGCGGAGATTCGCGGCCTCCTGGAGAGTGATGAAAAGGTGGATCTTGAGGCCCTCGAAGCTGAACTGAAGGCCCTCAATGACGAGGAGCAGGAGCTGCGCCGGCGGTTGGATGTGGCGGCCAGCATCGAGGCCGGCACGGCGCCCGAAGTCCGGGTGATCGAATCCATGGCCGACCGTGCTGCTAGCGTGCAGCAGAATCGTTCGGTGGACAAGCTGGAAAGCATTGAGTACCGCCGGGCGTTCATGGACTATGTCACCCGGGGCATCAAGTCCGACATCTTGGAGTTCCGGGCCGACGAGACCACGTTGCCTTCGGACATTGGCGCCGTCATTCCGACCACGATCCTGAATCGGATCGTGGAGAAAATGGAGGAAGCTGGTCGCATCTGGTCGCGGGTTACCAAGACCAGCATCCAGGGCGGCGTGGAAATCCCGGTGTCGGCCGCCAAGCCAACCGCTGTGTGGCTTGCTGCCGGCGAAGTCGCGGACAAGCAGAAGAA